TTAACAATGAAAAACTATCGTTCATTATAAGTGAATAATAATTAAGTTTGTTGAGTGTTTCTCCAAGTGATGAAAAATAAAATTTTTTATCTCCGAAGTTAGATTTAATGCTTTTTATCCATACGTTTTTTTGTGCGTCACTAATACTGTAGAAACTAAATAATGTTGGCGTGATATCGTGTGGAAAAATTGTTTCATTCCAGTAAAAGTTTGGATTGTCTATTACAAAATTATCTACATCTAACAGTCTATATCCGATATCATAACTATCAGAAAATGAGTTTGAGACTGTGGAACTAGATTTCCATACAGCTTCAAAAAATATACTATCTTTGCAAATAGTATTGTCCCAGATCCATGCATGAATTGTATTAAAAACATTGTATCCTAATGCTCGTATACCCATTTTATAGTTTACAATAGTGATATTTGTAAATTCTCCGTCACTAGCATCAACATTTAATCCGATTCCATTATTGCCTTTTTCTGACTTAATGTAGCATCCTCTCATAATGACTTCAACCGCTGGTCTTTCTACTTTTACGCCGTTTTCTCCGTTGATAAAAGTACAACCCTCAATAGTCAAGTGGTTAGCATCTTTTATGTGTAAAGAAAATGTAGTTCCTTTGAATGTAATGCCGCGGAGTTTACAATCTGTTAAATGCGTCTCAATTATCAAAGGAACCGTATCAGATACTAAAGTTCCTCCTACTAATTGAATCGGTTTTTTACAAGTTACTGTACTAACTTTGTATTCTTTTGAAAGTACAATAGGTAGATTTTTGTTATTGTCAATAGCATTTTGGATAGCTATAGTATCATCAGTCGCGGCGTCTCCAACCGCGCCAAACATTTCTGGCGTTACAAATGGCAAAAAATTATTTAATTTTAGCCAAAATGAATTATCTTTTAATAAAGCATCAATTTTGTTATTGATTTCTTTTTGTATGTCAAGATTGTTAAAATACTGATTGATAAAATCATATAACGCCTTGTAACTTTTCACAAGTTCGTCCTGCGCGTCAAACATTTCTTTCACTGTCTTAAACAGTACAACGAATTTGTTTTCTAGACTCAACGTCCCGTTGAAATCATATGGAATCCCCCGCACACTTGCGACAACTTCACAAGCTTGCGTAATCATCTGGCTGAAATCTGGCAATGTAGGAAAATCAGGAATCTGTGGTTTCTCTGTCATTGCTATTCCTCCTTAATAAAATTGATAAAACAACTCTTTGCAATCATCACAGATACGCTTGTTAAGATTAAGGATGGTATCTCGGAATCTCTGTACCTCTAACGAGTAACTACCATCGAATCCTTCATCTTCAATGTTATCATTATTATCTGCATGGTACGTGTCGTTACTGTTTGTTTTTGTCGTATTCTTTCCATTGCTAACCGCGCTGTTATGAATCGTATTTTGTCCCCGATCCATGTTAGACGCGTAATTCGTTCCGGCGAAATTAATCTGTGGATTGTCAGAGTGAATATTTTGCGTGTTACTATTCGTATCTGCTGTAGTTGTATTGTCTGCTGTGCTGTCTCCCGAGATCACACCAGTTCGTGTATCGTCTTTCGTACTTGTTACTTTCCGCGTACTCTTATGTGTGATAAGTGGGTTGTACTCAAACGTAATACTCCGGTACAACTGCTCATAGTACGGCATATTGACGGTAAGAATCCTTTTCAGATGGTACTGAAATTCTCCGATAGTTTCCAGTCCGATCTGTTCCCGAAAATACTGTAAACAGAATGTTTTTTCGAACGCAAGTTTTGCGGTTGCATATTCTGGCGCGGATGCATCGACATAAAACGGAAAGTCAAAATTGAAGATTAAAGGAACGGCGACTTCGATCATATTATCAATGGTCTGATTTTCAAGTGGTGAAAGTACATGATCGGAAATAACCAACTGTTCAATCGTATTTGTCAATGTTTTCGTTTCATAATTATATCCAAGAAACATCATTTCACCTCACTTTCCTGTGTGGCGTTTCCGTTGTTTTCCGGTGTGTCGTTTTCTGCATTTGTAGTGTCGAAAGCATCCGGTCGGTTAATCGGCGTTATCATTTTAGAATTGAAACGTACATGAATATTCAATCCATACATTTTATTGATCGCGTCAAGTCCTCTCTGAATGGTTGCCAGATTTCCGTTTCTTGTCAACTCAATCTCTCCATCGTTGTAACTCGTCTCTGCGGAAACAAGCCGTTCCGGTTTTTCGACTCCGCTTGCTTCGATACCGAGATCAGCCAAACACTCTGCTACTTCTCTCTGCGCGGCGGTGTCGAGTTCGTTGAAAATTGGCTGTACTTTTAAGTCAATCGTATCAATCTGAATCTGTTTTCGCAGATCGTTTTTCGCTTTGATAAACGGAATATTTTTTACCCATTTCTGAATAAAATTGTCAATACTGAGTTTTTGTGTAGAATCACCGCTGATTACTACAGGTGTCCTCTGTTGAATAACATTTACCCTTGTTGACGCTTTTTTCTCAGCTAAACTCTGCGCGTGAATAATAATGCTGAGAATTTCCGGAACTGCAAATGGTCTTGCGAAAATCAACGAACTTTCGTTTTTGTCCGTCTGTTCATAATACTGACCATTCATAGCGTATGCAATCCAATCTGTCGGGATACCGTAAATGTCTGGTTCCCCAACCAGATTAACACCAAACACGCCGAAAAGTCCGGTGATTGGTTCTTTTTTGAATAGACACATACCGTTCCATAACAAATAGGAGTTGAGCATCCTTGGCGGAATCTCATCCGGTAAACCGTCATACTCATACCGCGACAATGCCAGATTGACAAACTTGTCAAAAAAGTGTCGGAAATACATCTTTTCCTCCGGTGATGTGTTTGGATTGTTTTCCCAGTGTCCCCACACTTCCTTGTTGCTTATTCGATACGGGTTGTTATACATGATATCACCTCCTAATCATTGGAAAGACCGTAGTTTCCAACATCGTCCGTGTGCCAGAATGTGACTCCGCGGTTAAGCATTGCCTGCAAAAAATTGATATCATCGGTGACGCACGCTCCATGTAATCCGCAATTAACCGTTTTGACAAAATTCCATTTTGAACGTCCGGTAATATTGGGTACTTTGATTTTGTGTGTCGCATATCCATACATAGTGAAATAATCGTCGATCGTTTTTGCCATCTGTGCGGTTACACTCATAACATGGCAGTAAACTTGACTTCCGAATAACGCGGCGGCAACATAACTGCCAGACGAAGTTCCTTTTGCGGTTGGTGGGATCAGATCATGGCTTTCTTTCTGCGCATTGATATTTTCATTGAGTAAATAGGTACTTGTTGTAGCATTAAAAATACTTTCTGCGCCTGCGCCTAAATTTCCGCCCAATGCACTAACCAAACCGCCCGTGAGATTTCCAATCTGAGAAATAGCATTCTGTTTTTTGGAATAATCCCATAACGGCGCGGACTGCGCAAGAAACGCCTGATAGCTGTCATTTGTCCACGAGCACTGCGGAAAGTTATTGATAACGAAACCAAAAGGAGACGTAAGACCGCCGTAATTTTTATATTCACGCGGAACAACGAAAATAGCCGGAATGTTAAGCATAACTCCGTAGACCTGGAAAGTCAGTTCTCCATTTTTTCCATACTCAAAATTATAAGTATGCTGGATTCCAGAACCATCGTTGACGAGACAGTAGCAATACGGGTATTGGTATAATTTGTTATTTTTTGGCGAGTAGCCATCAAATGTTGACGGTTTTATAGTTTCTTCTACGTAAACGCTTTTATCTATTTGAAAACAAGCTTCTGGTGCTTGATATACATTGACTATAGCGTCTCCGTTTCCGCTATTTACGTAATTCTGTATTGACGTGATTAAATCTCTGTAATTTGATTTTCGCACAATGGTCAGACCCGATAAGATACCTTGATTACTGAAAGGAATGATATTAGTGCCGTTTTCGTCTGCGCTCGCGTTTAGGCAATACTGCATCGCTCCGAGATTTAATAATCGTGCATCGCTTGCGTTATCTACGTAATCTCCCGTTTCTAGATTTTCCGGTACAAGATTAATTCCAACAAGATCAGCTTTTTTGTCAACATGTTCTCGTTCCACATAGCACGGCTGTAAGACCACATCGTAAAAACTGTTTTGGAAACGATCGGGTTCGAAATAAATCTTAAAACTTCCGTCACACAACCATTCCACGCGTGTAACAAAACCAAAATACCACTCTTCCGTATACGGCTTATTCTGGAAAGCAATGTAGTTACATTTCAGAAAATCACTTTCATTCCCTTTCCCTTTATACGTCAAGTCTCCCCACCTTACGGGCGCGGACTGCTGGAAAGTATGGATTGCTTTTTTTCTTACGTGTGCCAGACAACCTACTTTTCCGTTTTCGTAGTATCTTACATGTTCATAATCGTTCCCCCATTCGATACCACTAGCCAAAATAACCGTGGTCTGCGGGGAAACCGCCGCCACATCTGTCTGTGGCGGCATCGGAATAAAATTATCCATATTTCCACCCTCTTACTTAATCGGTAGTAAAGTAAATCGTTGCCGTTTTTGAAGAGTCGTAACGACTGGTAATTACAACTTTTACACTTGTCGTTTTGTTTGCTTTCGGTTTCAGATTCTTCTCATCTTTTGCGATTCTAAGAATGGTTGTTCCCGGGATTACAAACGTATCTGTAGAAGAGTTACCCTCTACTTTTACATCAATTGCTTTATCCGCTACCCCAGTAGAAGTAACAGAAAAACTGCCGCCAAAGTCTACATCTGTTCCGGCTTTCACCAGTCCAACGTCACTTGCGTTGATGGAAGAAACAAGAACGTCTTCCGTTGTAAAAACAATGATCGGATAGAACAGGGAATACGAGAACATCTCTTTCACCGTGTACGTGCTGTTCCATCTCAGACCCCGGTTTACATTATCCTGTACCATCATGCGGTACTGTTCACGGATTTTAAAAAACCGCTTATCAACCAGTACAGCCACGATACCCTCCGCATCATTAAAGTTATCAATTAACACCTGCTGTGCTTTCGGTATCATCCGGTCGAGATTGTAAGCACTTGCATAGCTGTCAACATTCATTGCCGCTTTGGTGTCCGGGTCAACAAACAGAAGAATGGTATCTTCTTTTGCCGCCGATGTCGCGCCAGCGAAATTATACAGCGGGTTCGGGAACTGAATCTTGTCGATGTAACTCTGAATCTGTTTTGCAAGTGCGTTCGCGGATTCCTGATTCGTAACCGCATCCACATGAACTGGGTAAATCTGGCCTGCGCGCTTTGCAGACGCAATCAGTTCTTTTGCAGTTGTGAACTCATCCCAATTACAAGCGGAAACGACACTCTCTACCTTTGCCTGCACCAGACTTCTGAGTCCGTAGTCATCGAGAAACGCGCCGCGCATATCTTCAAACCAGATCGTCACCGGATAATCGTTGTTGAAATTGATTACATGATACAGTGCCATGATGTAGCTGTCATAAATAGCAGTTGCATCTTCGATGCTGATGTTTGCATCGTGTGTATATCCCTGTGCAAAGTTTACGTAAACTTCCTGTTCTCCATTACCAAACGGCATCGCATTACTGTTTAATACACGAAGCGGATTTCTGAACGCTTCGGTACTGATCGACTGGCTGGCAATCAAATTTACCAGTGCTGGAACGAGTTCGTTTCTTGCCATTGGGTTGTAAGGATCGGTTAAAGTTTTTGCGATATCAGCAATATTTTCACGTGTGGCAACCGGGATTCTGTCACGGTAGTCAACACTCATCGTCTGCCGAACAGCATTTAGCATGTTAATATTAGTCATATCTAATTTTTCTGCCATTGTTTCACTCTCCTTTTCCGCTTAAAATAAGCTGAGACATATCTAAATCGTTGATACTTGTTGCGGTTTCTTCCGGTTTCGGAGCATTTCCGCCAAACTCAGTTACTTTTGTGATACTTCCGCCGTGTGAAAGATCAGACCAGCGGCTTTTGATTTCAGCAACGGCGGCATCATACTTTCCTTTCAGTTCGTCCCGTTCTGCGATCAGCGCGTCACGTTCGGACATCAGAGCTCCGATATCGGTATCGTCCGTTTTGATCTTTTCGCTGATGGCGGCGATCGCATCACCGTGCGATTCGATGTTTCCAATGTCTGCGACAATTTCTGTCCAATATTCTTCGAGTGTCATGTTAAAACCTCCTTTTTAAATTGGGATATAACCAGATCGGCATTTTATGCCGTTTTGGTTTCATGGGATGCGGCGGTTCTGGTGGTTCCGGTTGCTCACCTTTTGCTAAGTACCGATAGACCATCACCGCGTTGTTTAATCTTTCAGAATCGGATAGATAGCGGTTTCCCACAATCCATCCTGTAATTGCAGAATCTTTCGCGTGTTCCGAAATAAAATTGAAGCATTCATGTGACTTTTCCTGCCGGAACGCAAGCGTTCCATCGTCACTGATTCCCTCCCATCCTTTCATATAGGCGGAAGTCAGTGCGTCCAGATCGGTGCTGTCACTGTGAAGAAACGCTTGCAGATTTTCGTATGTACTTGCGGCTCCGACCGAATACCAAACATTTTCGTAGATCAGATAGTCTAACTGAGCGTTACCATCTTCCCGGCTGTACCCGTTGGCATCTAACCATTGGAACAACCGCGTCCGGCGGTCGGTGGAGGAATTATCCGTCCATTGTCCCAAGCCATAACCGGGCGCTCCTACAACCGTGCCCTCCCACAATCCCGGGTTTACGGTAGATTCCTGCCAGAAATTGCCACAGATGGCGGCAATGACAAACTGGCTGATTCCGCTTTCTACTTCAACCGGATACCGGTATAGATAAGTCCATGCACTGTATGGACTCACAAATGTATTGATGGACACCTGTCTTTCCAGCGGGTAGCTGTCGGTGTGCGCCCCCATCGTATATCCGCCGCCGTCTGCGGGATTGTAAACCATTTCGGTGTGACCGCTCCTCCATAAGATATCACCTTTTTTCCAAGGCTGGCTGGCGGTTCCTTTTTGGAATCCAGCGCCAATCAGATACCCATCCATGCTCCGCGTGGTGAACCACGGGTTGCTCGATAAAAAACCTCCGACCGTGCAACAGTAACTCATGAGAGAGGAACAGTCATAGTAGGTAATTCCTCCGATGGTCTGCCCCTCACGATAGTCTTGTGAATAACCCACGTTCTGATCGTTACAAATTTTGATGCATGTGTTATAAGCAAGCGTCAGATCAGCCACGGGTCAGACCCTCTTTTGCTACATATCCGGTATAGACGGTTCTATTCACTACAGCTTTTACCAGATACCAGTCTCCAGTATAATACCCGTAATTTCTAACGCTTGTTCCGGCTGGCAACGTTAAAATGACAGGTTTGTCCATCCCAGCTCCAACGCGGATGTTATAACGATCATTGGTATGATAGACTCCTGCGATTTTCCGGTCAAAACAATGTGCGGGTGCTATTCTGAGGGAGCTTTCGATGACTTTCTGCGGCTTTTCGTCTACGGTTCCTGTATACCGGTAATGAACGGTATTCCCATACGGAAGATCATAATACGATCGGACACAGATTTCCTTTCCGGTCTGGTCTCCCGTCTGACCATCAATCCCGCCGTTTTCGGACTGGCTGGCGTGGACAATATGGGACGCGTCAACCGACATCGTTACATGATGCCCAGCGGCTAAATGGATGTCCCCTCTTTTCCACGGTTTTCCGCATTTTACAAACCCGGCTTTTTCCAACTGTTCGCCGAGATTTCTTGTGGTGCTGTAAATGCTGACCGGAAAGCCAGCTTTTGCAAGTGCCGTCCCGACAAAACTTGAACAATCATAATCGGGACTGTTCCGATGTACCTGTGAGTACCCGTGCCGATCATCGGCGGCGATGTGTTCCGCCCATGTAACTGCCTTTTCGATTTCACTCATTTTTTCCACCTCCTAAATGCTGGCAAAGTGAATTAATTGCGGTTGTGTTTGCTTCTACGCTTTTCCGAAGTTCTTCCATTTCTTCCTTGTGTGCGTCTTTTTCTTTCACCAGATACCAGAAAAGCGCGCCGCAACAAACAATTGGAAAACCGAGACTTCCAATTAACTGTGTTACCATCGTTACATCCATGTTTCAACCTCCTTATCCTGCCATTTCAACCAGTCCTCAATTTCACTTAATTTATCACACATAATAAAATTATGAATGAAGCGGACTGGCGATTTACTGTTATACGCGTTGCCATCCATAAAAAAGAAATCCCACAAATATCGAATGTGAGAATCATAATTGTCATGTGGGACAAGGATTAACGTGTCTTTTTCGTCCCCTTTATAGCGTACCGTATAAGCAAGATAAGCATTTTCTTTTTTCATCATTCCAACGATCATATTAAAAACAATACTTGCCATTTCTCTATGCTCCTTTTCTTCCTGTCCATTAAAACAAGGAAACCTTTTGACCTGCCAAGGACAGGGCGGTTTACTCAACCGTGGCAACCCCTCTGAAAAAAGGTTTCCCCGTATTTTCATTTTAAATCTTTTTTGTCCGTATGTCAAGTACATTTGTCAATTTCCTGCGGACTATTTATAAAGATCAATCCCCAGCAACTCAACCGCCATATTTTTGCTGTCAAGATCGTCAAAACGCAAATATGCTTTCCGGTACGCGTCAACCAGATTTTCAAATAAATAATCGTAGTGTTCCAGCATAACCGTGTTCTGGGTATGATCTCCATCCCGAAAAACAGCAACAAAATTACAAGACGGGTTATAGTTGTGCGTAATGTAAATATACCCCTCTTCGTAATACTCATATACCCCATAGCTTTTTCCGCTGTGTTCGATCGTGAACAGATACCGCGACCGTCCGGTTGGCTTTTGGACAAATACAGCATCGTCAATCAACATCCGATCCCCGACACTCATACTCTGCATGTAGTGACCGCCGCGGAAAGCTTTCAAAGCGGTGTTCTCCCACATTGCCTTGCTAGCACTGTTATTGTGAGTAAATTCACACACAAAACCGCTCCCATGCAACATTTTTGTTTCTTTCTGATACCGCTTGTGGATGCCGAAAAATACAAAATAGGGATTGAGTAGCGAAATATTATTGGATGCCATAATCAGTTTAAACCACCTTGACTGACTTCCATTTCCACGACTGATCGTCAATAGCAACGATTGCAGTTTTTCGGATTCCCCTTTTACGTATTGCCCACTTTCCATGCTAAACTCATCAAAAAACAAAAAGTAGATATCCCGAAAATACGGAGACAGCTTTTTTACGCTGTCCATCTTACTTCCAAAACTAAACGCGCAACCGAATGGCACACCATCCAAAAAATACCGCACGACATTTCCGTTTTTGTCCAGATTTTTATAGGTAATCACACTTCCTAATTTAGGATACATTCTTAGCATATCTTCGTACATTGCCGCCGCTCCCGTCATTTCCCCTTTTGTCCGGAAAATCCATCCCGTCTGCAATCCGTACTCTTTGCACAAGATACAGCTTGCCGCGGCGAACGCACTTGTCTTTCCGGCGCTTCGGTTGGAACATGTAATTGCCACGCCAGCGAAATCCCCGTCCACGTCCGGCTCTGAAAACAACCGGATTGGGTTGTAATACTGAATTGACTTGCCGTTATCGTCTACCGCTTCAAATTTCACGCCATAATCTGCAAAAAGTTTTTCCCAATTGATATCATTCCAAAATATCATAGTTTTCCCTTTCTTCTTTTTCCCGCTCCGCGTACCCGCGGTTGTCTGAGTCTCTGCTGTTATCCGCCAGTCCTAACGGTAACTGCCATTCCCGCCAGTCTCTCCGCAGGCAATCTCACGTTAATCGCACGATCATCGCACGTTTTGCTTGCAGATGGACGGCAGAGAAAGGCAGAGCTTCGCTTGTATAAAAAGAGCTACGCTGGAAAACGTAGCTCTCTTTGCACATATGGAGTTTTTTTTTTTCAAAATACACAAAATATAGTAACAATCAACTACAGGTTACTTAAAACACGCAAGTTTTCCGTCCGCCAGTCGGTGCGCGTATTGCCGTCATATGTAGTTAAGCAAACGGATTAAATTTTTCCGTATCGCCGAACTTGTGGACGTTTACGGCGGAAAGGTAAGCGGTAAAGCCTTTATCGCGGCGGAATTTGCTTTCTCCGATGGAAATGAAGAGGTCAACGACTGCGCCTTTGCCAAGTTCGTCAACGCTGGAAACGGTGTCGCTTTCAACTCCGTCCTCATAAAAGTCAACGCGGTAATTGGTCTGCGCTTTTACGTAAAGACCATTTTCGTCAGTTTCCTTTGCAGGAATCCATTTTGCTTCCGCGGCGGCATCTTCACCGAATTCTTCGATAATTTTTTCGAAGATTGCTTTCTGCTGATCTGCTGTGATCGAAGCAGAAAGAACGCTTTTGCCGTCTTCTTCCTTTGCATATTTTACGGTAACGTTGTTCAATTTCATTTTCGCTTTGCTCATGATTTTTTCTCCTTTTGATTTAAGTTGTTTTTGTTATGCAGAACCGCGGCGTTTCGCTTTGATCGTTTCCGTCTTATCTGGACTATTCCAGACCGCGGTTTGTGCGCTGATTAATCGTCCAGTCTCTTTGCTTCGGCAAAGAACCGTTCGTCCGACATTTCGTAGCGGGCGGATACGGTATCGGTTAAGACGCAAACTGCATCTTCCGGAAAACCAGCGGCAGTAAGCGCGGCTCTTTTAACTTTATTAGATCGCAGTTCATCTGTGTCCTCAAAAGAGCCGATCACCTGTTTTGTATTTCTGTCAATGACAGAGTAGATAAATTTTTCGATTTTTGTTCTAACCATTTTCGTGTTCTCCTTTTCTTTATTACAAGTATTATAATAGCACTGTTCTATCAGAAAGTCAATAGTTAAAATAAGAAAATAAAGGAAATATCCAAAAATAAAAGCAGTATAGCAAGATCGAGTTCTTCCTCATGTAATGCCCAGATCGTTGATAATACTAAAAACATAAAAAATACAAAATATCGCATATCGTCTCCTATTCCGGTAATACCCCGTCTTGAGAGTTTACCAACACTTCATAGTATTCATTTGATACGCCTAACGTATAGGTAGTATCAATAATTCCAATGTTACTTGCAGTTAATATTTCTTCCCCGTTCACGTTGATGTAATGGGGTTTCGAGTTGTTAAAGCAACTGATTGTCCGTCCGACATTTTCCATTCGGCGGCAAAGCCGGAAATTATTACAGCACTTTAAGTTTTCCGCTCCAAGTTTCTTATTCATGCCAGCGACCGTAGATGTAAAACGCACGGGGTCTTTGCCGGATTTCGCATCTTTTTCGTTCCATTCAACGCCACAGTATTTTTTCGCGCCCAATGTTTTAAACTGGACGTAAAGGTCATCCATATCCCATACGCCTAAAATGTATCGTTTCTCCCCAACGTCACAAAAAGCAGGAATGTCGTTTTCGACCGCACGTTTTGACAATGTTTTGTTCTTTTCCTCAAATTCCGGAATGTGTACGTCCGGATGCAGAAACTTAATACTATCCGTATCGCAGTACACCACATCCATACCAACAACGTCCAGCATATCCTGTAACTGCTTTCTTGCATGGGCGGTAACATATATTCCCCATTGATAGTGCAGAAAGCTGTTTTTTCCCTCATAGTACGTTTTCAGTGCTTTTTCCGCATCTGCTTTCTCCCGATGCCATTCACCCGAAAAAGCATCCATTGCCCATTCATCCTGTAACAGATCGGTAACGCACATACCGAATGTACTGTTTAACTTATTTTTAGACTTCATGTATTCATAGACTTTATCGGGGTTTCCTTTCAACTGGCTTTTTGCGATAAAAAATGACATCATCGTTTTCCGCATACTTTCCGGTAACTTTCCGCGCGCGGCTACGTAGCACTCCGAGACGGTAAAGAAATCATAGTCGTATTGATTTTTTATGATCGACAAGTCAATTTCCGTCATTGCTATTTCACAGCAATTAATAGAGAGTACACGCCCATTATCAATCTCACAATCTTTCCCGTGCTTCTGACACTTTGACAGCGGGATGTATGGTACCGGAATGTTTTCTTTGATACGCAAGTTGTCAAATTGTACCCGCATGATAACACAACGTGTAGCACACAAGTTGTCAAATTGATCTTGAGATGTAATCTCAACCGCCCGAAACGCACTCATGGGATAATACTCAGTTGCGATCTGCGCCGGATAACTACTCGAAATATCCATACTTCCCATAACGATCACAGATTCACCTTTTTTCGCTGTGATCGTGTGCCCCGCGTGAATGCGGTTGGCGTGGGTATTGCCGCCACGGAACGCGTCTTTGCAAAGCTGGTACTGCGGTAACGTCAAAGCCAGATCGGCAAATACTCCCGGATAATAACCGCTATCTGCCTGCATGGCACGGCGGAATTCTCGGCGGACGTAGCCAGTTGAGGTAAGGGGGATTTCTGCTAGATTATCCTCTTTTCGTAAGGCGCGGATGCATTCACACAAGCCGCGAACATCGTTATAGCAGTATCCTTGCTCTATTTCTGTTAGTGGTGTGGTTGGGGTACGTAGTTTTTTATATTCATAAGTATCAACCAGTTTATAGTGGGTTACACCCTCACTGTTCTCGCAAAATTTCGAAAGTCTCATATTGCTGAGAAAATACGAGCAACGAAATTCAATCCCATACTTGTAAGCGTAGCACTTCATAACTTTATGCGCGTCACGCGCAAAAATCTCATCGAATTCTATGAAATCTTTCATGAACTGAAATTCATACGAAAGATTATGAACGTACACTACAGCACGCTTTGAATCGGAAGTCTGCAAATACAGATGCAGTTTTTCGCAGAATGAAAGAAACTCATTCCATGTGCGACCGAAACACACGGTATCTTTGATACAAAACTGCCATTGATACAGAAAGGCAGTTCCTTTCACCACTTTTTCGCCTGTTTTATTATAGCGTTCATAATCAAGTTTTTCTAACGTAGTTGTTTCGATGTCGAACGCCATTTCTGTATCATAGTACACCACGGGATTTTTCTTTTTTCCGCGCTTGCGGCATTCACGCAAAGTCTGGAAATCAGAAAATGGAAAATCATTAACGGAATAAATTGTTTCACGTGAAAAATCTTCGTTTCCGTTTACGATAACAGGGATATCCAATTGATACATTGATATTACCTCACTTTAATTTAGTTCTATTCTTATTAAAAAGTTCTTCCTCCGTAATATATCCATCAAGAAAGTCCTCATACTCTTCCAGAATATCTTCGAATTCAATTCCGCTATCATGTAATTTCGATATAAAATCGTCAATAATTTGATCGGACGCTACCTGCTTTCGCAGGTTTTTTTTGTAGATATTGGAAGTTAGAAAACGATACAAGTCTTTATAGTTATCTTCTGTTACTTCTCCATCAATTTTATTCTTCGACTTGTCAAAACGTCTCTGCAATTCTGCGATCCGGTATCCCTCCAAGGTCGTTTCCGGTGAGTTCAAAAACGCAACCATGGTATCCCATTCCTGCCGGATGGATGCATCCGAACGCTTTATTCCTTTTAAGAAACGATTCTTTTCCCGTCCTTGTGACGCAAAAAATTCTTTTACGCGCCCGTACTCCCATTGGTCGCGCGCGTGAATTTTTTCCAGTTTGGCAAGGCGGCTATTCGCCGCCGCCGCAACACGTGGAAGTTCGCGTTTGATCTGGTCAAGGGAAAGATCAAGTTTCGTATATACGGAATAATCTTTTGACCGTGGCATTATTCGCACCCCCTTATACTAATTCTTAATATAGTATTCACAACTTCAAACCCGGTAACTTCCTCTGATAAGTAATTTTCTTTTCTGTCACTATATATTCTAGTACAATCAAGTTCAAAAGTAGCAACTAATACATAGTGGTCTTGACTAAACACAGTAACACTCGCATAAATCTCAACTTTAATGCGGTTAATACCTGTGTACATTTTGATAAAATATTTTACTCTCATGATGATACCTCCTTAATATAAGCAATGCTCTTCGTTTTCTATTGTATACAGCGGGCATAAAGTGCAATTATCAGTTGCTTTACAGATCGTATTGTGGAATTTTGAAATATAATATGCTTTTAAAGCATACCTTGTAGATTTCGAATTGTGGATATTGACAGTATAACCAGTTCCGAAATTTCCCTTATATGGAATGGGATTACATTTCGCATTTTTCCGAATATAGCCATTTGTAAGAGCCGTGTGGTCAAATGCATAAACATGCACATATCCACGATCATCCGTTTTCGTAATATAAAACGGAATTGCTTCTATCGTAGCAGGAATATCAAAAAGTTCCTTTAATGTTACTGTTTTCATTATTTCTCCTTCTCCCCGTATTGCCGATAGGACAGCAGATTTAATGTTATCTATTGCAAGACATCTTATAAGTAGCAGATATTTCCGGTCTAAAATCTGAGTAGTAATAAAAAGCATCTTCCGAAAAATGTTCTCCATTTACTATTTCTATTCCTTTTTCATAGATGGAAAAGAAAATTTCACTCTTTTCTTTCATAGCTTGTGAACAGAAAGTTTTTACTAAACCATTTGCTATTAATAATGAATCAACCTTATATCTGAAAATCTCTTTTCCATATTTTGTTACTACCACTTCATAGCCATCTTGTCTCTTAATTTCTTTCATTTTTGTTTCCTCCATTTTCTATTTTTTGTATTATTGGTTTCCTTGTTTCTATAATTATAATACTACACTATACTAAATCTGTCAATACTTTTTTCTAGAAAATTTTCTAGCATAAACTATTCAATTTACACACATAATTATTCCACGTGTCCGTCACCCGCGGACACTTTAGCGAACTAAAGTGAGTTGCCGTTTCCGAAGTGTCCGCGACCCGCGGACAAACGGTCGGTTTTGCCCACTTTTCGGGCAAAATGAGTAATTATTTCAGAAGAATTGTGCGAGATTCGGGTGGAAAACGTGAATATTTGTGGAATTGTATAGACAATTAGACGGGACTAACACTTTAGTCAGGTAAAGCGTTTTTGTCAAGTCGGAAAAATGCATAAAAATTTCTGGCATATGTGTTATGAAAAGTATTAAAAAGTGAACAAATGCAAACAAATGCTTTGCAAAAGCGGTGTCTTTCCCACGCGGACACCGCTTTTATTGTGCAATGTGCTGTCCGCCGTACGCGGACAAAATTGGGAAAATGTCCGCGTGGGACGGACTATAAATATCTTTTCCAATG